GGGGCCAGCTCAGGGACCAGCTCTGGGACCAGCTCAGGGACCAGCTCTGGGACCAGCTCTGGGGCCAGCTCTATTCGTCGATCATTATGGACGATGCGACCGATCCGTGGCCGCCGCTGATCGACGCACTGGAATCGGGATGCCTGCTGATGGGCATTGACAAGGACGGCGTCGCGCACGTGGTCATGATCGGCAAGGACGAGGAGGCGCCCTGATGCCGTCCCGCATCGAGGCCGCCTCGATCCGCACCGCCCTCGAGGAGCAGGTCGCCCGCGAGGCCGCGGCGATCTACGAGTCAATGAGGGACAAGGGCATCGAGCCCGAGGCCGCCGCCCGGATGACGAACGGCGTCATGGTGTGTGTCGATTACGTCTGCCAGTACAAGGCCGAGTGGTTCATGACCGTACCGGAGTTCACGACGGCCGACAAGATCGCTTTGCCTCCGACCAACCCGCAGGCGATCAAGGACCTCGTCGAAAAGCAGAAGATCGAGGCCCCCAAGCGCGAGCAGCCGCCGAAGGACCAGGACAAGCGCCCGCTCGACCACCCGTGCCTGGGCTGTCCCGACGACGCCCGGTGCAAGGAACCCTGTCCAGAGTGGAACGTGTACACGAAGAACGGCGGCGAGGCCAAGCCCGCAGCGCCTACAGCTCCGGCGGCGCCGGCCATGTCCCCGAAGGAGATCTACGACTCGAAGCCGAAAGAGCCGGCCGTGCCCGCGGCGACGAAGGCCGCTGCGACGCCGGCTCCGGAGACGGTCACGGAAGAGACCACCTCGATCCCGCGCCTGCAGGTCATCAAGTGCCAGGATTGCGGTGCCGACCTGGAGCGCAAGCCATCGGCGAAGACTCCGGGCAAGAAGATCTTCTACTGCCCGAAGTGCAAGAAGAATAAGAAGCGGGACGGAAGCGGCTTCCCGCCGGCCGGGAAGGTGTGAGCGATGGCCTACATCCGCGACGACTACCGGCCGCTCTGTTTTCATCACAACCCCAGGAAGATCGACCCGGTGACCGGGCTCGTGGTGCGGCAGGCCTGCACTAATTTCATGAGCACAGACCAACAGGCCCGGTCCTGTCTGAACTGCCCGTTCCGGAACGCCTCGAGCATGGCGGAGAGCGAGAGCTGATGAAAGTCCCGCTCTCTTTTGCCGATGGTGTCAACAAGACCGAGGTCCAGACGAACATCGACAACATCAACGCGCAGCTACTCGTGATCAAGCGCGCACTGATCGACAAGCATGGATCTTGGCAAGAGGCAAAGGTGGTCAAGGGTGAGCTCAAGGAGTACAACCGGCTCATCAAAGAACGCGGCGAATGGCGCCGCTGGTTACAGTGATTTTAGGAGGTTTTACATGGCAAAGAAGAAAGTCGAGATGGAGACGCCCAGCGCGGCGAAGGTCATGAACGAGAGGCCGTGCGAGAAGTGCCGATATAAAGCTTCGGATAGTTGCGAGGACTGCGGCCCAGAACACAAGAACTTCTACATGGAGGATCCGGCGATGCCGCTGCTCAAGAAGGTGCTCGGGCTGGATGACAAGAAAGAGCCGGTCCAAAAAGACCTGGAAGGCAAGATCGTCACGTTCCCGGACCATGAAGAGGAGACGGTCAAGTATTTCAAATGCGAGAAAGGGAAGTTCAAGTTCCGCTCGAAGGTGGCCACAATCACTGAGGCATTCATCGAGGGCGAGCTCGACGCCCTGGTCCAGAAGACGATGAGGCCACTCCCGAAGTTCCTGCCCCTGGAGGAAGGATTTTGGGATGATGGATATGGCGAGATCTACCGCATCGTCCACAAGTTCGCGCTCAAGACCATCAACGAAATGCATGTGATCTGAGCAGGGGAGGAGGGATACACATTGGTGGGAAAGTCATTATTTACAGAGCAAATGCTAGGCAGGTCTGAGAATGCCGTACAGGGAGCGGGACGCGTTCCAATAATGAATATGTATATATTCTTCGATTGCATTACGATAGATATGCGAGTGTGCTTATATGTCTAAAACTACAATCGTAAGTGAAATTGAGAACGTCGTGATCAAGAAGGTAGGCAAGGGTGCAGGAGGTGCTTATGGCCTTGCTACCTGTCCTAAAGCATGGATCGGAAAGACTGTTTACGTAGTTCTTAAGGTGGAAGAAAAATGAAAGAAATCCCTTTATCTCAGGGGTATTTTGCCATCGTCGATGATGATGACTACCCTTATCTCTCTAAATATTCTTGGTTTGCGTATGTTAAGGAATATGGAGTTTACGCCATCCGCAATTACAAAGACAAAGATGGGAGACATACAACCATACGGATGCATCGAGAAGTTGCTCGTACACCAAAAGGGTTGTGCACAGATCATCGAAATAGGAATACGCTAGACAATCGAAAAGAGAATCTTAGGATTGCCACGAAACAACAGAATGGCCGGAACCGTTCTAAAATAAAAGTCACTCAATCCAGATATAAAGGAGTGTCACTTCAAGAATGTAATAAAAGATGGCTGGCTTCAATTTCAATAATGAAAAAACGCATCTCAATCGGATGGTATGATTCAGAGATCGAAGCTGCAAAAGCCTATGATGCAAAAGCAAAGGAATTGTTTGGAGAGTGGGCTAGACCTAACTTCCCGGACGCCATCACCGGAGCGGACGCCATCACCACGGAGGCGCGCCCATGAGCCCCTACCGAGAGCATGACTATGGCCCACAGGGGACCGAGGAATCGAAGGACGGGGCAGGGCTCCCGTTGGGCGAGCTCCTGATCTCGGGAGGTATCATCCTCGCCATCATCGTCTCGGTTGCGCTGTTCTTGTGGGGGTCGCCCTGATGGTCAAGACCACCGAGACGCCCTACGCCGAGGCGAAGAGCAACAAGCTCTACCTGCCGCCGATCGACGAGGTCACCGGCGCCGTCATCCGGGACTACTATGATGGAGTGCTCCACTTCCCTGCGGGTTACACAGGGACACAGAGGGTCAAATGGGTCGAGCAGGAAGATGATTTCTGGAAGCCATGGTCAGCCACTCCGAAGGAATTGGTATGGCGCCCGAGAAGGGCAAAGGCAAGGGAGTTGACACCACCCCCGTCCGTTACCAGTGGAGAGCCTAGAGAGAGAGATAGAGGAGTTTCCTATTATAGTAATAGTAAACCTAATAGTCTAATAGGAAACTCTTCCGAGAAAGAAATTTCTCTTCGAAATGAAACGAAGGGGTTGTCCTGATGGGACGACCCCGGAAGGGGATCGGCGTCGGCAAGGGCAAGTCCATCTGGTTTTCGCCCGAGGCCTTGGAGATCATCGAACGCGGTGGCTACCAGTCCAACCTGAGCGCGTTCATCGACGCCCTGGTCAAGTCGACCTCGGACGATTCGCCGGAGATCCTCAAGATCAAGATCATGGACCTGAGCAAGAAGTATGCCAAGGCCCAGGAACTAACCAACACCATCCACACAGAACTGCTCACGCTGCAGGCACGCTTGAATCTCTACAAGGCCAAGGGCGACACGGTCGGCGCCGCCAGGAACGAGGTCCTCGCGAAGTATTGGGAGATCGTCAGCAAGGACCGTCTCAAGGGAGATTGGGTTTTCGACGGCTGGCTCACCGGCCCGGCGAACGTCCACTACATCAAGGAGGCAGGCTTCACCGACGCCAGGGACGCCCTGGCCTGGTGCAAGGCGCAGGAGAGGCGAGCCCCATGATCGCGTTCTCCGTGGCCGCCTTCCCCAACCCCTCTCCATTTTTGTCATCCAGTCCAATCTCAGGAGGCCTTAACATCGAATCAGATTCACAGGAAAATTCATATGAAAATGAAGAGTCATTGATCGCCCAAGTCTACCGCCATGTCCGGAAGTGCGGCAAGCAGGGCTGCACAATGCAGCAGGTCGTCTTCGCCTTGAAGCAGTCCGGCGACTACATCAGGCAATCCCTCGAGGACCTGCTCGACGACAAGAAGGTATGGAAGTACCATGAGAAGCTGGCCGACTGGTACACCACCGTCGAACCGAATGAGGCGCCAAAGGAGCGCGGGCCAGATCCACGGTTCAGGTCGAAGCAACTCTCGGATATGGGCGATGCTCCGAAGTTCTCACGCGACAATGATTCAGAGGCTGAGTGCCCATTCTGTGAATATGTTGCTAGAGGTAAGGCACCATATGCCGTTCGTGTACGGATCTCCAAACATCTGCAGACGAATCACAACATGAGTCAGGAGGAGGCGCGAAAGAAGCTGATTGAGATTGGTATAATCATCGAGGGCTCCGATGAGGTCAAGGCCGCGGAGGACTTCGAGAACCTGAACAAGCCAGTCGCCGAGGCCCCGGCGCCGGTGGCCGAAGTTGTCCAAGAGTTGCCCAAGAAGACCAAGAAGAATAAACCCTTGATCGAGTGCACCAACTGCCACAAGATGGTCAAGGGCCTCAAGAGGCACCTGCAGATGAGCAACTGCGGTAATGTCCGCCCGGTCGCCGAGCAAGAGGTCAAGGAGGTCCTGCAGCCGAACGGCGAGGCGAAGATGACCCCGCTCTCAACGCTCAACCAGGCGAAGCGGAACGAGGTGGTGCTTGAAGGTTTGATGCCTTTCGTGTGCATTGGATCGATGGCATTGGCCGAAACGATCGCCATTCCTCTCGAGGACGTCAATGCAGCTCTGTCATCTCTTGAGAAGATGGGGCTCGCGCACATCCATCCGGACTCAAGCGGCGACCTGTGGGCATCAGGCCCAGCGAGAGACCTGTCCCAAGCTTTGGACAAGATGGGCGGTGCGATCGAATGCCCGGACCACGTCGGCGACCCGACGCTGCTGATCACGAGCTACAGCATCACCGAGGAGACCATGTCAGCGGCGGAGGCGGCGACGGAGGAGCAGGTCACAAAGACCCCTCGCCATATTCGTCATGCCGAGATCTCGTATGCCTTAGAGGGGGCGCAGTATCGAGAGGATGCCGCGCTCGCGAGCATCAACACGTTCTGGGGCACGATCGACGACGCCCGGAGGGAATCGCTGTGGAACGACACGGCCCGGCGCATACTCAGGGACCATGCCACAGCATCCCGTGAAAGGTCTGAGTACGAAGTGATCCTTGGGCGCATGAACGCCGAGGGGGTGCTCTGATGTCCAAGCTCCTCATGCACACCGTCGTCGGGAAAGACGTCAAGACAGAGAAGGACGCCCGCGCCCGGTTCTGGGACGCGATGAGCAAGGGCCGGACCTACAAGCAGGCGCAGGACCAGATCATGATCGTCCCACCGGTCATCCAAGAACAGAAGGGATGGGAGATCACCTATACCTACGACGAACCAGCCACCGGGCCTTTGGTACAATCGGAGGAAGAGGTCGTGGCAATGCCGGCGCCGGCCGCCCTTGAGCCCGCCCCCGTCTTCCAGAACGGCCGCGACTTCGAGCTAATCGACAAGGAGCAGCCTGTCCCGGTCGAGGACGTGCTCATAACGAAGTTCAACCCACGGAAGCATTTCGACAACGACAAGATAGCGGCGCTCGCGGCAGACATCGAGGCGAACGGATTGATCAACGGAATAACCGTCCGCCCGAAAGGGAAGTACAAGTACGAGCTCGTCGCCGGCGAGCGGAGATTGAGGGCGTTCCGACTGCTCGGAAGGAAGACGATCCCGGCGAAGGTGAGAGACCTAACGGACGAACAAGTGCTCAATATAATGTTGAGCGAGAACCTGCACCGAGTGGACTTAAACGCAATCGAAGAAGCCAACCACCTCAAGAGAGTTCTCGGCATCGGAAACATCACGCAAGCGGCACTGGCTGAACGCATTGGGAAGAGCCACAATTGGGTCAGTGAACGTCTGAGATTGGCCGACGCGCCGGCGGTAATCCAAGACATGATAGTCTGCCGGCAGACTTTTATCACGTCGGCGATCGAGATTCTAGGGTGGCAACAGAGCGTTCTTTTCGATGAGATAGTTAAGCAGATCAAAGCCGAATTGGTCGAGGGTGAAGAGCTTTCCCGTGCTCGCGTCCGTGAGATCATAAAAGAAGTGACGGAACCCGGACTCCCGTTCGAGGCCGAAGGTGTCCCGGAACCGGTCGAGGCCGACCCCGAGCCAGTCGCCGCCCCGGACGACGCTTGCCCCGACTGTGTCATCGGCTACGACTGCCCCAACCCGCTGAAGCTCGATCGGGCGGAAGTGCCGGAACCGGACGGGCTCACCGATGCCGAGCGGAAACTGCTCGAGTTGGACCCGGAACCGGCCGCCGAACCCGTGACACAGCCTGCCACTCCAGGAAGCGGCCCTGAGGTCGAAGTGGGCGAGCGCCACCGGGCAGCCTCCGCCTACGCCAAGCAGGTCGCCGAGCACGAGGCCTCGGTCCAGCCCGAGGAATGGAAACAAGCCCACGAGCGCAAAGACCTATCCCATCCTATGATCAGCTGCAACTGCAGGGATTCGAGCTGGTCCTCCTCCGGCGATGAAGTGCACGACGTAGTGAGAATGGCTGAGCACATCTTCGAGAAGATGCGCGGCGGCGTCTCGCCGAAGTGCCATGAGAAGGCAGCCCACAAGCTCGCCAAGGCCATGTACGACTCGCCCCAGGTGATGTATTGCCTGGAGGAGATGTTCTCCAAGGAGGAGCTCTGATGTCTATCGTCTGCGGGGAATGTCGCAGCGAGCGCGTCAACGTCACGAAGAACGGCAAGGTCAAGTGCCCGGCCTGCCTCGGCACCGGCAAGATTCTCTATGAGCTGAGGGACAATTGCTATTCGCAGGACTGCCCGGATTGTGCTGGGTCTGGGAAAGTGGCCTTCAAGAATTTCGTGGCCATCACTGGACGTGACTGAGATGCCCTCCGTCTTCACGGTCCGCGACCGTATCCTTTTGCACCTGCTCGATCAAGGCAAGGACAAGTGGGTCCGGAGGAGCGACATATGCGAGGCCATCGGAACGAAGAGCGGCAACGCCTGTTGCGTGTTCAAGGAGTTGCTCGATGACGGGTGTCTGGTCGTGAGGAGGTCAAAAGGGGTGAAGGGCGGCGGGACAATGGAGTTCTGCATCACCGAGAAGGGCCTGAGCATAGCGATGACCCAGGTCTGGAGGATGAGGAATGTGGGCGTCAAGGCGCTGCAACTGCTGCCGCCGTCTCAGTTCGGAAGGAAGCCAAAGGCGGTGGTCGCCCAATGAGTTCAGTATCATTTTTCGTTGCAGGGGTTGCCATACCGCAGGGGAGTAGCCGCGCCTTTATGGTCAAAGGCCGGCCAATCATCACTTCGAGCAATCGGAACCTATCAGCATGGCGTGCACGCATCGCACACAAGGCGCAGGCGATACAGGATGTCGAGTCGTTCTACAAAGAGGGAAAGTATGCCTACTCCGTCGAGGCGAACTTCGTCTTTCCCCGGACAAAGAGCATGGGGAAAAAGAATATCAGACACACAGTAAGGCCAGACGCGGACAAATGCAGCAGAGCCGTTGGCGACAGCCTAACGGGGATACTCATTCCCGATGACGCTCAGATCGATGATTGGAAGGTAACGAAAGAGTACCTTGACTTTTCAGGCGACGATAGGTCGCCGGGCGTCACGATCTACGTCGAACGCAAGCCATTGGAGCTGCTCTGATGCCCCGCGCCTACTGCTCGACCTGCCTCGCCATGCGCCAATGCCGTGAGACGCCGATGGGCCCGGTCCACATCCACTACAAGCCCACCATCTGGTTCGGGCGAATCGCGCACCAGATCATAGCTTTCAAGAACGAACAGCTCTACCGCCTGGAGCTTGGCCTCGCCTACTACGACCTGATCACGCTGCCGAACGGTGGGCACGTCCCGGTCCCGCTTGCAGTCAACCTGATCGGCAAGGAGGAGGTCGGGGGGATCCCGATGGACCGGCAGAGGTGGCGGGATGAACGGTATTTCCATTGCGACCAATGCTTCGGCGACGGGCTGAGCTTCTTCCGCTGTCAAGCGCATCAAGTGGTCAGCGACGTCGAGTACAACCACGCCAAGGAGGTCTTCTTAGTGTCCTTGGCCGAGCTCAAGCAGTTGAAGAAGTGCCGGTACGTCCGGGCGAAGGAACGGGCGGGGTTCGACAGCATCATAAGATCCGGACGCTTTCTTTGGAAAAAGACTCCAGCAATAACTGCGCAAGAGGCGATCGTAAAATAGGTCTTCCCGTTCCACAGCATGTTAACTGGATTTAATGAGGCAACAACAATCAAGGCTGCTAGCCAATAACAGAAACTATAGGGCGTTTTTGGGATATACTGTAATGGATTATTCATTAATAACTGATATTCATAAATAGATATTTAAGTATTACTATATATGTAAATAAATCAACCTCACCTATCCCAGATATAGATATTCAAAGCCAGCTTTAAACCAATCGGTCAACATCTTGTTCCTTCCATTATACATTAAGGATAAACATATCCTCAATAGACAAAACTAAATCACTCGAAGCGCATGTCCCTCTGAGATGAGTGCCCGTTAGTCATGTTCCGGGCCGACCCTCTCACAAGGTAAGACATGCTTGGCCGAAAGTCTTGCAACGATCTATCCGATCCGCGGAACATGCAGGTGCTGTCTTGCATAATCGAAAGACCGCAGACCGCTCGTAGCCTTTCAAAACTAACCGGCATTGCATTTTCTAACGTTTTTCGAAATCTCCGCGTCCTGGAGATCTACGGTCTGATCCGTGTGGGCGGATTCGAGAGACAGCTCAATGGCAAGAGGAGCAGGGAATATCATTCGGCCGTCAGTTCGCTTAATATCAGGATAACGGGCAGCAAGGTCTCCTACATCGCCCAGTACATCGATGGAGTCACTGAAGAGGTGGTAAGATAATGTCAACACTAAAATGGAGTAACCGGACCTGGAACATCGCTGATGACAGTTACGGGCATTGCCCCGGATACAAGTGGAACCCAAACATCCCCGTGGATGCGAATGGGTATCTCCACCTCAACCTGGAAAAGATAAACGGCGTCTGGTTCGCCCCGATGATCTACGACGCCAACCCGACCGGGTACGGCACATATCAGTGGATACTGCAAGGCATCCACGCGATCGACCCCAACGCGGTGCTGGGCCTGTTCCCGTACGCCTGGCAGAACCAGCACGAGCTGGACATAGAACAGGGCCAGTGGGGTGCCGCCAACAACCCTACCTGGGACTTCATGGTGCAACCCAGCACCGAGACCGGCAAGAAGGACGGGGTGACGTTCTCCCCGGCGATGCCGAACGACAACGACATCATCTGCACGCTCGTGTGGACACCGACGGGAGAATCGTTCAGCATGAAGGACTCAACTGGCCTGGTCATCAAGGCATGGTCGTCGGCCATTCCCGTGAACGCCATCTCACCCGCCGTGGCCAAGGCGTTCATCAATCTGTATCCGACGACCAAGCCAGGAAGCAACTGGACCGCATCTCTGCTCCCGGACACCGACCAGCACTACGTGATCAAGAGCTTCAGCTTCACTCCGCCAGGTAGTACAATACCATCTGAATCGGTTGAAGTGCCGCCGGTCGTAGTGCCGACGCCGGTCCCGATACCCGTGCCGGTCCCGGTGCCGATCCCAACGCCGGCGCCGTTCGTCCCGGTCCCGACCATCCTGCCGACCGTCGAGGTCACGATGGGTACGATAACCAAGGTCGTCGGGAACGGCGTCAAGGTCTATGTCAAGAAGAACAGTGACGACTGGATAGAGTTCCCCGGATGCCCTTACGGACAGGCCGGCGACGTGCTCCTCTTCTGCGCGAAGGATGCGGCAGGCAACGTCGGGCCGTTCCGGACAGTGACGTTGTGAGCGAACTCAAGAGGTCTCACCAGAAGAAGACCGCGGCCGTCGTCGTTGCCGCCCCGGAGCAGAAGCATGGCGAGTACGACGTGTTCTATCTCGGTCGGGAAGAGCTCGGCGTAGATCTCCCCGAAGCCCCGCCGGCCGGCACCCTCGCCCGGAAGACGTCAGAACCGTCAAAGGCCCTGTTGTACGACGGCAAGCAATGGCAAAGGTAGGCGGACGATGCCGGTGCAGTTCAAACCGAAGCAATCAGCAACTAAAGCTGCGCCTGCCCATCGTTGCAACAAATGCAACAAGGAAGCCCGAGCCCTATATCTTGAAAAGCTCAAGGAAGGGCTCACTCGAACAGAGGCTGCCGAAGCCATCGGCATTGATAGGACCACGATCTGGCGATACCGAATGGCCCATCCCACTTTTGACAAACTCGTCTCTCAGGCCGAACGCGGCGCCGTCGAGCTCGTCGAAGACGCACTGTTCCAAGCAGCAACCAAGGGACAGAACGTCAAGGCCATGGAGATATTCCTCTACAACCGCGCCGGGGACCGCTGGACCGATAAGCGCACCCCGAGCATCGTGAACAACGTCAACGGAATCCAGGGAGGCTCATTCGATGATCTGTTCTCCTGGGTCAGCGAATCGTCCCGGGATACCTCCGAAAGTACGAGAGGCTATATCCTGCGCTCGCAAAAGCCCGATGGGCCTGGCAAGCGTAATAAAGCGGGGAAAGCTGGACCCGGCCAGGCATCTGACGTTACTGAATGAGCACCTCCTCGATGTGGCCAAGCGCAAGATACCGCGCCTGGCCGTGGAGATGCCCGTTCGGCACGGCAAATCGCTCATGGTCTCCCTGGCGTTCCCGGACTGGTGGCTAGGCCACTACCCCGATGACCGCGTCATATTGGCCAGCTACGCCGCTGAGTATGCCGCCTCATGGTCGCGCCAGGCACGTGACACGATGCGCACCTACGGGCCGCCCGTCTTCGGCGTGCAGGTCTCCGACGAGAGCAGCGCTGCCGATCGTTGGGACATCAAGTCCCGTGCCGGCGGCATGATCAGCGCCGGCGTCGGGGGGAGCATAACCGGATACGGCGCCGACCTGGCAATTATAGATGATCCGATCAAGAACCCGGAGCAGGTCGACAGCCCGACGCAGCTGGAGAAGATGGACGACTGGTACGAGAGTGTCCTGGAGACCAGGCTCAACAACGTCGACGCCCCGATCATCCTCATGCTCTCCCGGTGGAGCAAGCAGGACCTCCTCGGCCGGATGGAGGACCGCATGGGCAAGGGTCTGGAGAAGTGGACCGTGCTCCGGCTGCCGGCGATCGCGGAGGAGAACGACCCGCTCGGCCGTCAGGTCGGCGAGGCGCTATGGCCGGAGAAGTGGCCGATCGAGTACCTGCTGAAACGGCAGCGCGAGATGAAACCCCGTTGGTGGAACGCGCTCTATCAGCAATCTCCTCTCGCCCTCGGAGGGAACACGTGCAACCCGGACTGGTGGAAGTTCTGGGTGATCAAACCGGTCTGCAACCTGGTCGTCCAGGTCTACGATACGGCGTTCAAGACCAAGAAGAAGAGCGATTATTCGGTGTGCCAGACGTGGGGGGCGAATGCGCAAGGATACCATCTCCTCCACCACTGGCGGGACAAGGTGACGTTTCCCGGCCTCAAGCGCAGGTCGATCGAGCTCTACAATGAGTTCAACCCAGACCTGGTGATCATCGAGAGCGCCGCCTCCGGGCAATCGCTCGCTCAGGAGCTGCAGGAGATCCGGCCGGGGCCGAGCAAGGACGGCGAGATCCGGCCAAGGACCCGCATCCCGATCGAGGAGATCTATCCCGACCGGGACAAGATCAGCAGGGCCAACGCCGTGACCGGGCTGATCGAGGCGGGCTTTGTAGATCTGCCGACCGGGGCGGAGTTCAACACTGAGATAATCTCCGAGTGGACGAACTTCCCGAACGGCGAGCACGACGACATCGTGGACACGGGGAGCATGGCATTGGAATATCTCAAGGGACACATGCCGCTCGACACGCCCCTATTCGAGACGGCCTCCGGCCACGGCCTTCCCAAGGACCTCTTCCCAAGCAACGAGGACCCCTGGAAGGCGGCCTTCGGATACGGCACCAGATAAGGATGGACAAACATGGCAAAGAAGACAACGGCAGTAACCCCCACTAACCCGAAAATAGCGGACTCGTACCAGACCGTATCCCCGGCCAGCAAGCAGGAGGACATCGTCTACGTCGCCTCCGACCTGCAGCAGGGCGGCATATGGACCTGGTCGAACGGCGTCTGGAACACCAAGAACTACGTCACCATCGACAAGCTGTACGAGACGGTGAAGAACAACTATATCGCGGACAAGATGGACAAGCTGAAGCGGCTGATCTTCACCGAACGTTACAGCCTGGAGATCATGGACCCGAAGGACAAGCCGGACGTCGAGCTCAGCACCTACATCCTCAAGATGCAGGAATCCCAGCATAACCGGATGTGGTCCAAGATCCAGATGTCCTGGTACGACGACACCGCCTACGGGATCTCGCTCTTTAATCCAGTCTGGGAGCACAAGACCGGCGAGATGGTCATGACGAAGCTGAGGCATCTCCCGGCCGAGTCGTTCGGGCGCGGGACGACGATCAGCCGATACAGCGACGTGCTGCAGGGCATCGTCATGAACGAGGGCACGCAGGAGGTGGAGTATTGGCAACGCTCGCGATACTTCGATGCCCCGGTGCGCGTCATGAACGTGTTTCCCGTAAAGGATCCCACCAACCCCGGCATCGCCGGCGAGTCGAAGGTCCTGCCGATCACGCCGCTCATCACCATGCTCGACTTCGCCTGGAAGGCGCAGATGCAGCAGGCGAACCGGATCGGCGCCCCGGTGGTCTTCATCAAGGTCACCAACCCGGTCATCAGCCTCAACCGGAACGACATACAGATGGCCCGCGACATCCTTGCCAACTGGGGCAAGGACACCTCGTTCGCTATCCCTGGCAACATGGACGTGCAGGCGCTCACCACCACCGAGACCAACGTGGCGCAGAAGATCATCCAGGAGCTCACGCAGCGCCTCGACGACTATTGGAACCCGTCCACCTTCGTGCAGCAGAAGAAAGGCAGCATGGGCAACGCCGGCAACAGCCAGAAGGACTTCACCGAGCTATGGGTGCGCGGCGTCCACTCCTATCTGGAGGACGAGTGGAGCCAGATACCGCAGATGTACCTGGACATGAACGGGTACGACGGGTACACAGCACGCATCAATATCCCGATGGTCCAGGGCGACCGGTCCCAACTCGACCTGCAACAGGCGACGGCGGCGTTCACGACCAGAGTTGGCATGGTGAACGAGATCCGGCAGAAGATCGGGCTCGACCCGCTCGACGATGCCGGGCTGGCGAAGCTCAAGGAAGAGTACGCATCGATGAACCCGGCCCCGGCACCGTCGCCTTTCGGTATGACGAACCAGGCCTCGAGGGCGGTCGCCAAGCAGGCCGACCCGCTCGAGGAGGACCTGAGCGCCATCTACGAGGAGCTGCAGGGGAAGATCTACGGCGTCCTGAAGAAGGTATGAGATGGCGCCCCCTCCGGCAGCAAGCCTGTCCTCCGAGGACCTCAAAGCGATAGGCACAGCATCGGACTCGTTCCAGGAGCAGATGATCGCCATCCTATCCCGGCAAGCGGCCGCGTCGCATGCCACCGGGCAGATCATCGCCGCCAACCGTCTCGGCGTTGGCGTCGACATGCACATGGTATCGGACAGTTCCACCGCCTACTCGAAGGTGTACGGCGAGCAGCTCGTCGAGAAGGGCGGCGTCACCATCCAGGGAAAGTTCACACCCTGGGTCAAGGACTTCGACGTCGAGCAACGCGGCAGCATACAACAGATCATCAGCGACGGCATCAAGAACGGAACGCCCGTCGGCATCAAGCAGAGCGGCAACGGCAACTATCCCAAGGGCAGCATCGCCGACCAGCTGAGCGGGTACTTCGATGAGCGCAAGAGCCATGCCTCCACGGTCGCCCGGACCGAGGTCGGCAGGATCCAGAACCAGGGCAAGGCGGTACAGTACCGGAAGCACAAGATCACCAAGGTCAAGGTCCGGGACGGGAACAGCCACGGGTCCGATGAAGAGTGCAACGACCGGAATGGGCAGATCTGGACCCTGGACCGGGCCGAGGAGTTCGGCATGTGCCATCCGAACGGGTCCTTTGATTTCTCGCCGTACTATGGCGATGAGCAGGCCGTAGACGAGGACGGCGACCTGGTGGACGAGGGTGGAGACAACGGAGGCGAGGACGATGACGAGTGAGAAACGGGTGTTCGAAGGGATTGCCCGGGAAAACGACCCGTATGGATGGTTCATCAGGAAAGAGGACCGGAACGGGATCAGGGAGGACAAGGACCTAGGAGATCTGCTGCAAGGGATGGACTATAAGGACGTCCGCATCTCGATCGAAGTGATCCACCGCTGCCCGATCTGCAAAAGCGAGATGGCCGAACTTGACGTCACGAACCGTGCATCACCTCCCGGAAAGAAAGAGATCCTCCGGTACTGTCCGAAATGGCGCGAACATCCCCCGGGTGCATGATGCCTTCCGGCCACTATCTCAGCAAGGAGCAGATCGAGTACATCGACGCCCACAAGGACGAGCTCACGCCGGGGCAGATCGCCAAACGTCTCATGGTCAAGCGCCGTTGCGTGCTTAACCGCATCCGACAGGCTGAAAATGCAAATGTACCCCCTGAGGACCTGTAGCCATCGGAACGGGCCTGGACCTTGCTTCTCTCAGGTGTCTCTCCACCTTCTCCCGGCCTGTTCCTTCTCTGTTCCTAGTTGGGCAATTTAATCCTATTTAGGCAAATGCAAATAAGCTTAGTAGGATATACCTAACCCAAATGGGGCAGTATTTCTATTCTCAGGCAAATGCGGCCCAACCTCATGACACGATAATCCAGTCGCTCGACCGGCAGATCGGAAATGATTTTTTCAGGTCTGAGGAGTTCTTGCCCACTTTGGACGATTGGAACCGCGTCCCCCTCGTTTTTGCCAAGAAACACCCGGACCCCACGCTGTTCCGGACAGATCCCAATAAGGCATTGGAGAAGGTCGGCGGCCGCATCGTCGGCGAGGGCATCAATGCGCGCATCGTAGCCCAAGGGGGTACCCGCCTCATGGAGGATCTCAATTGGGGCAACGATGCGAACGTGGACGAGCTGAACGTCAACGGCAGCCTGGGACTGTCGACCTGCTTTGGGTACAACAAGGGACCGAACGGGCAGGTAATGGCGCCGATCATCCCCAACCACATCCTGCTTTTCGAAAGGACACCCACGGAACAGCCCCGCGACCCTGGGACGTTCGTCCTGAATCAAGAGACCGGGGAAGAGGAAACTATGGCGATCAAAACGAACCAGGGAAAGGTGCTCAGCCAGGAGAACGAGGAGGAGCTGAAGGGCATCCACAAGATGGCCGCGACGCTCAAGAACGCGGTCAGTGGGTTCTTGAAAAAGAACGGCGCCGCAAAACCGGATGATCCCGAGGATGTCGCCGATGGCGGCGCTGACGAGGACAAGGAAAAGGCGGACGGTTCGCAGAAGAAAGAGAGCTGCGACACCCAGAAGAATCAAGCTGAACTGGAGCTGAAAGAACAAGAGGAATCGGACATGGCAGACGCAAAGATCATGGAAGAGCTGGAAAAGACCAAGGCGAATCTGGCCGTGGCCCAGAACCAGCTCGAGGTACTGAACAAGGACCGAGACGAGAGAGAGTTCGCGGCGATATGCAACCAGCTCCCGCCCGGAATGCTCTCCAAGGAGCGCATCGAGAACACCAAGAAGCTGTGGGGCACCGACAAGGCCGGCCTGTTCCGCGAGGCGTTCGAGATCGCCAAGAACCAGAAGCCCATGGGCGCGTCTGGTCAGGAACACACCGGGGTCAAGACCAACCAGGCCCCGAAGCTGACCGTCGGTTCGATGAGCCGTGCATCCGGCGAATGGAAGGTGCAGTAAATGGCAGTAGAGACAGGTTATCAGACCCCCACCCACAACATCGTCGTGGCGGGACGGCCTCAGATCATTGACAGCATGAAGCTCGGCGCCGGTATCTACTCCGGCAACCTGGTCGCCAAGGGGACGACCGACGTGGACGCGGTCCTGGCAGACGGCGTCAAGCCGGCAATCGGATGGGTAGGCTTCGAGCAGGCCAACATCCACGAGAGGCCAGACAACATGACGTCCGTATGGTCCACCGGCTCATGGGCGCCGGTCATGATCGGCAAGGAATTCGTCGTCTACGCCAACATGGCGGCCGGGTTCAAGGGTGACAAGGGCGATAAGATCTGCTCATTCTCCAACGGGCAGGTCGCTCCGTGCGAGATCATCGAGGGCGTCGTTTCACTCAAGATCCCGTTCGGCAAGAGCACCGCAGAACTGAGCACCGGCATCGTTCTACCGGCCGGCGTCCTGGTGCAGGACTGCGTCGTCCGGGTAGATACCGCCGTCGCAGGGGCAGCGATCGACGTCGGCATGCTATCCAGCGAGGCCAACGGGGATGCGAACGGGCTCCTGGCCCAGGAGAGCTGCGTCAACGCCGGCAAGGTCGCGCACGTTACCGCCAACACAACGCTGGCGAACTTGACCGTGGGCGCATTGATCAGTACCCCGGTAAAGAGCGCAGACGCATCTGCCGTCTACTCGGCCGTGTTCAAGAACCTCAAGACCGACGGTGTCAGCAAGACGATCTCCTACACAACCACGAACCACTCGATCGCCGGATACATCTTCGTGGTTGTGAACAGCGCGGGAATGCAGGTCAAGGGGATCCTGGGACAGAGCGTAGACGCCACCGCGGCCGCGACCGGCTGCTTCGTGGAGTGTGATTAAACATGGTATACGACCAATCGACCTACGACAGGTTCACGGAATTCATGGACGTGCAAATGGTGGACCCGCTGCGTGCGGTCACCATGACCAGGAAACTGATCGAGAAGATCACCCCGGTCGCACCTGGCACCTACAGCGTGAGGTACAACAAGATCAGAGATATGGGTCTGGCGTCCGTCAGCAAGGGCACCCCGCAGGCCGGCATGGCCCGCGACAACGTGCAGGTCGACCCTACCGTTCTCGGCCTGAACATCTTCTACAAAGGCTACGTCGCACCCAAATCCGAGTGCGACGCCTTCGCCGCCGGAACGAACACTACTCTCGAAACAACCGACATGATCTCGGCGGCCCAGCGTGTGGCCGAGAGGGAGGACGAGGTCATGATCAACGGCTGGTCCCCGAACGGCTCGACCTACGAAGCGCCAGGCATGTACCAGCAAGCAGTGGCCAACGGAGCGATCTCCGGGTCGTCCTTCGGCACCTTCGGCGGCGCCAAGGACTCCGTCAAGGTCGGAGCTGCGGCAGTCACCACGGCCAAGGTCAAGGGCTGCAACTACAACCTGATCGTGAACCAGGCGGAATACTGGAAACTGCTGGGCAGCATCTCCACCCTGGGCGTGCCGGAACTCCCGATCGTCAAGGAGATCCTGAACTCCGTCCAGAAGGGCGCCGCCCCCGGTGACGTGTACTGGTCGTACTACATCCCCGCCGGCTACGGCCTCATGGCCCCGGCCGACCCGACCGGCCTGCACCTGGACCTGGTGGTCGCGCAGGACTACAAGAACACCGCCGGATTCGACAGCACCATGGGCGAGCTGTCCCCGATCTACGGGACCACGTTCTGCATCGAAGCATTGCGGTTCAAGCACGTGGAAAGCGTCATCGCGTTGACCGGACTGGCCTAAACCCTTTCATCCTATCCCCCTTCCTTTTTTGGGGGACATATGACACAAAGAGGAACATCATGACCGCCGACCCCTCGACCCTTCCATACAATTCCCCGTACTCAGTGAGCGATACGCCGGGACCCAACGTGATCAGTACGGCACAGTTCAACTATTTGGCAGGCAAGGCGGACCAGAGACTGAGCAAGGAGGCACCGCCCGGCATCGCCCAGGAGGATTACGACAACCTCCAGTTACTGCTCATACTCAACATCATCGAGAGCAACAAAGGCACCAATGTGCTCACGGCGGAGCGCCTTGGCGACTATTCCTATTCAAAGCCGACCGGGACGAACCAGTACCTGGACCAGTACGAGCGCGAGCTCGACGTCATACGCCGCAACCTATCGGAGGCGGGCTTTGGCACCCAGGGCCGGTCGGACACCTACATGCCGAGCATGGAGATGGACCAGTCCCAGATCCCGGTGCTCAACACCGACGATCAGTCGGTCGCCGAACAACTGGCGCTGGATCAGCGCAGGCAGAACAACGGGGGATTCCCGTACTAAGGAAGTGACAAAATGGTAGACATGCAAACAATTCTGGAAGGTCTGGCCGGGACGGCCGCCATAATCCTGGCGGTACTGGCCTTTGGCCTGGACTATGCCCGCCGGAAATACGGCGCATGGGGAGACAAGATCGTAGCAGGGATCAAGATGCTCCGTGACGGCTCGGTAATGCTGGCGCAGAAGTTCCCGACCGACGAAAAGCTGGTGAAGTGGTCAAACGACCTATCAGCATCGTACGATGATGTGAACGCGGCCTGGGCAAGCAACGACTGGCTGAACTGGCTGAACCTCATAAAAGCATCGAGCGACTTCCACGCGACCTATGCGGATTTGCCCGCCGTGATAATGGACCTGGTGAACCGGGTCTGCGCGTTGCCGGCAACCCCCGTTCCGGTCCCGGTCGTGGTCGCTCCGGAGGTATTATCCTCACCGGGACAGCCGCCGGCCATGGCCTCGACCGCATCCGTGACCCCGTAGGAGTCCCCTCATGGTCCAGACCGACGAACTTCAGTTTGACCAGGATTTCGCCGACGTAGTGAAGCGGAACCCGGTGGCAGCTCTTGTCATTGAGACGAGGTATCTTCGCCGGGACGTCAATCTCCTGAACATCAAGGTGGATGGCATATCGGGAAAACGCTGTCCCTGTCAGCAGGTCGTCGATCAGGACAAGGCCATCACCATACTGCAGGCGCAGGCCGCGGACGCGGACAAGGGGAAATCCAACATCGTCGTATACCTGGCTCTTATCGCCACAATCGGGCTGACCCTGATCGACCTCTATATGGCCCTAAGGGGGCCCTGAACATGATCACCAACCTCCTGAACCAGTCCGTGACCGTCGCCCCCTGGGTCAGCAACGACGCCAAGGGGCGCCCGGTCTACGGCACGGCCGTGACGTACCGTGCCAGGGTGCAGAGCAATCCTAAGATCATACTCTCCCCGTCCGGACAGAACGTGCTCTTTGGTGGTGTGACCTACGTCGAGCCGGCGGCGATCATCAAGGTCGATTCACAGATCACTCTTCCCGGGCCGGACTATGCGCAGCCTATCATCGTCGACGTCCGGCCTGCCTATGACAGGGACGGGGCCATGGCGTACTGGAGAGTGCAGACATGACGGCCGGGTTCAGTGTCACCGGGGCGGAAGGATACACCGAGACCATGCAGCGCCTCGCCCAGAAGTATCCGGAGGCGGCCGGCGAGGGCGCCTACAAGTTCTGCGAGGAGGTCATGAGCGAGTCCCACGACGAGTGCCCGTACCAGACCCACACGCTTCAGCGGTCGGGCCTGGTCAACGAGCCGGTCGTGACCCCGGAAGAGATCTCCTGCACCATGGGCTACAACGAGGTCTACGCCGCCGCGCAGCACGAGAACCTGAACTACCACCACGAGCACGGCAAGGCGAAGTTCCTCGAGGATCCACTGATGAGGAACTTCAACCAGCTCCCCGTCGACATTCAAGAGAAGCTCGACGACGCGATCGCGGAGGAAACGAAATGACCGATACCTGGCTCAAGGAGGTCGAGGACTACCTGGTCGCGCAGGGAGTGGCCACTACCGACGTCATCGGCAGGGAGCACATCCCGCCGTCGCCGACGGTCTTCATGTGTCTGCACGCCTACGCCGGCCGGCCGCCGGTATTCGCTCACGATGGCGGCATGACCGAGATGCCCGGCCTGCAGATCGAGATCAGAGACACCGATAGCGACCACGCACAGCAATGGATGGACCAGGCCGAGGCGGCGTTGCTGCAGGTGACGAACGTTGCCCTGGGCAGCACATTTTACCAAGCGGTCCGTCCCCTCCAGGCGGCATTCGCCGAGGGCTGGGACGCGACCAAGAGCTTCACGCTGAAACAGAATTATTCCGTGGAACGGAACAAATACTGAGGTAGAGAAATGGTAACACAAGCGAAATTCGGACACGGAGCGGGGCTAACGCGGGCAGGTTACGCCATCTCTGAGATATTGACCCTTACACTGCCCGTCAGGAAGACCGCCGAGATCAAGGTGACCAACTTTGACTCTCCGAACAATGCCGAGGAATACATTCCAGGGTTGAAAGAAGGGGACAAGCTCACGGTCAACTGCAACTTCCGGCCAGGGGACACAAACGGGCAGATGGGGCTTATAGCCGACCAGAACACCGGCGCCATACAGACGTACATCTTCACCGCCCCGCCGGCGATCGGGATCTCAGTACAGTTCAGCGGGTTCGTCACTGAGGCAGAGCCCGATTTCCCCAACGACAAGGCGGCGACCTTCAAGGCCGTCATCAAGGTCACCGGAGATGTGGTCTACAACGCCAACGCATCGAGCAACCTGACGGCGCTGGTCGTGTCGAACACAACCCTCGTCCCGGCATTCGTCGGAACGGCCTATGAGTACAACGGCACCGTGACGCCGGGGACTACATCCATTACCGTCACCCCGACCAACGCCGCGGCGGCGACCATCCTGGTGAACGGCTCCTTAGTGACCAGCGGCAATCCGTCCGGAGCGATCCTGACCCCGGTCGGATTGACAAATGTGACCATCATCAGCCAGGACACCGGAAAGTCCCCGCTCGTGACCGTGCTGCACCTTGGAAGGGCCTCCTAAGCAGGGTGACCAAGATGATCGCAAAAGTACCCAAACGTGTCGAGATGGACCTGGATAAGCCCAGGTCCTTCTATTATGACATGAGGACGGCCGCGGCGTTCGAGGACAAGATGGGCAAGGTCCCGGTCAAGCTCGACTGGAACTCCCCCAAGGAGCTCTGCACCATGGTCCACCTGATCCTGCAACGCACTGACGCCAGCCTGACGTACGATCAGGTGCTGGAGATGGTGCACGGCCAGAACCTGGACGAAGTGCGGACGGCCGTGGCCGACTGTATGGGGGTCGAGCTGGTCAAGCAAAAGAAATCAGCGGACGGGGCCGAGGTCATCAAACCCGAGGAACCGGCAAAAAACTAGAACCGACCGACTGGCTCGCGTTGTGGGCCTTCGGTCGTAATGACCTGAAACTTAACACCTACTGGGAAGACGAAAAACTGGGAAAGATGGACGAGTTCTGGACCATGCACCCGCTACAATTCAACACTTTGAGCGAAAGACATTACCGCAGCATCGCCGAGGGGCGCGCATTCCTGGCGAACGCTCTCGGATGCCAGAAGGAAGACAAGTCCCAGTACACGTCGGACGACTTCATGCCGAAGCCGGAAGAGGTCGAGGATGACGGATGGGGTGCGCTGTGCGGACAGATGAAGGGTCTGGCCGCACGCTGGGGCGCATTGAAGGAGACCTGACATGGATACCCAAGGCATCAACACGGTGGTGACGGTCGACGTCAGCCAGGCCGTCGAGGGATTCGGCCAGGCCGGCGAGGCCGCCTCCACATACTCCGAGGATGTGCAAACTGCCTCAGAAGAGGTGAGCACATCCAATGACACCATGGTCGAGTCAACTGGCGGAGTGGTGCAATCGCATGACGACCTCACGACGGCAAGCGACGGATCGACCGCCTCGCTGAAGGGAGGCGTCCTCGGCGCATCCGAGGCGGCGGCAGGCGCTGTCGGCCTGGCGTTCTCGATGGACGAGCTGAACAAGTCGCAGTTGCAAGTTGACAAGGCGCAGAAGGCGGTTGTCACCACGAACATCGCCCTCCAGGCCGCCCAGGACAACTATAACAAGGCGGTCGCGCAGTACGGCCCGAACTCGGACCAGGCCAAGACCGCCCTGGAAAAACTGACCGCCGCGCAGATGGGCGCGAAGGATGCTTCGGAGAAACTGGACATCGCCCAAGGTAACCAGTCGCAGACAGAAATGATGATGGCGGTCAGCGTCATTCCCGAACTGATCACCATGATAACCGGAATAGGGGCGGCATGGGAGGTTCTCGGCCCTATCCTGGGGATTGGTTCTGCCGCCGAGGACGTGGGCGCGGTGTCGACCGATGCGTTGGCGACCTCGTTCTGGGCGCTCAATGCCTCGATGATAATCATAATCATTGTCATAGCGGCGATCGCCATCGCGGCATACTTGATAATCACCAATTGGGGCACCGTCTCGGCCTTCTTCGGCGGCCTGTGGAACGCGGTCGTCGGATTCTTCCAATGGGCGTGGGGGATTATCTCGCCAATATTAACCATCATTGGACAGGCCGCGATAGATGCTTTCGGGATCATCCAGACCGTAATTACCACCGTGCTCGGGATAGTCGGCGGCCTGATAACATTCTATTTCGACGCTTGGCAATCGGTCATAACGACGGTGATGAACATCATCTCTGGGATCATCAGCGCCGTTTGGGGGACGATACAGACCATCTTCCAGGACGCGGTGGATATAATCCTTCTCACCGTTAAGGTCGGAATGGGCCTGATCCAGAACTACATAATTGACCCCATTAATTATGTATGGAGCGTCATAACATCGGTGTGGGGATTCATCGAGGCGGTATTCCAGGACGCTGTGGACGCCGTCATGCTTACTGTTAATATCGGAATGGGCCTGATCCGCGATTATATCATCGGTCCTATCAACGATGTATGGACCGGGATAACGGTCGTGTGGGGATTCATCGAGGCGGTATTCCAGGACGCTGTGGACGCCGTCATGCTTACTGTTAATATCGGAATGGGCCTCATACACGATTACATAATCAACCCGATCCAGACAGTTTATAACGTCGTGTCCGGCATCCTGAACTCCCTGCTCAGCGTATTCCGGTCAATTTTCGGCAGCATCGAGAGCACGGTGAGCTCGGTCGTCACCGCGGTCATTGGCTTGTTCAAGCCGCTGACGGACGCGGCGGGGCATGTCGGCGACGCCGTCGGAGCCATCAGCCACGGCGACATCATAGGCGCAGCACAGGACGTAGGACACATCTTCGGCCTCGCCGAGGGCGGCATGGTCAAGGCCACGCCGGGCGGCACGATCGTCCGGCTCGGCGAGGGCGGCCAGGACGAGTACGTCATCAACCAGACCCAGATGAACGGGCTGTTCCAGGGAGCGTCGCCGCCGGCGTCGGTCTCGTCGCCGACCCGTGTCAACAGCTCCTCGAGCTCGAGCAGCAGCTCCACGGTCTCGATCGGGCAGATCATCATCCAGGGCGGCAACGGGCAATCGATGGCGAAACAATTCACGGACGCGCTAAAGCAGCAGAACATCAGGGTCAGCACAGGGTGATTCAGAAATGCCAGAAATACTAACAGATGTGAATTCGTCGGGAGGAGTTCAGGCAGCGCCGGGACAAGTGGCGCATCCCTGGCACGTGTTGAACAGCGCCGGGGTCGAGCTTTTCTACATCGGCGCGGACGGATCATGTTCGGCCGTCGTTCCCGGGCCGGCCGGAACTGCAGGATCTCCGGGAGCGCCCGGCGCGAGCCTCTCCTATCTCGGCGCGTTCTCCTCCGCCCCGGGCTCGCCGGCGCTGCTCAATTGGTACTACGACACGACCCTAAAGCAGGCGATGGTCTGCACCAACGCGACCGGCCCGGTATGGTCAATAATGGCGAAGGACGGAGCGAACGGAACCAGCGGCACCGGCCTAAGCTGGCAGGGCACGCTGGCCGCCGCTCCCACTCCAGCGTTCCTCAATGAGGCCTATTACGATTCGGTCCTTCTCCAGTCCAGGATCTACAACGGGACTCTCTGGACCGTGATGTGCAAGGACGGGGCGGCAGGAGCTCCTGGTTCGGGCGGATGCCCGTCGGCGGACACGACCATCGTCTATCTCTACAGCGGGACATACTACGCCTGCGACGGACGTTCCGGGACGACACTGACAAGCAACGCCTCCGCAACCATCGTCATCCAGTATGCCCTATCCGGACTCTCATCCACCGGCGGGACGCTCCATATCGGGATAGGGTTGTTCTCCGGACTGACCAGCATCCTGCAGATACCGACCAATGTTAAGGTGGTCGGCGCCGGCAACTCCACAATATTGCAGCTGGCCAAATACCAGGGATCGAACCAGCATGTGGTCATGTTCACAGATGTTCTGAACTCATCCCTCACGGATCTGCAGATCGACGGGAACTTCTACACCACCGGAGACCAGACGAACGACCAGGCCGGCGTCTGCGTGCAGGGCTCGACGAACATCCGCATCGAGCGGGTCTACGTCCACAATATGCACATGGACGGCGTCTACGTCGGCTGGAACACCGACTGTTCCACGGACGTCTATGTAATCGATGTCCGGAGCTACAGCAACCACCGCAACGGATACAGCCAGACCGGTGGCACCAACATCAACTTCGTGCGGTGCAAATCGTCAATGAGCGGGAACTGCGGGTACGACATCGAGGCGAACTCGACAACGACGACCTTCACGGATGTCACCTGCGATCAGTGCGAGTCGTTCAACGAGACTGGCGGATTCACCGGGACCGGGCAGGGCGGGTGCGGCTTCTACATCGCGTCCGGGTACAACAATGCGCTCTGGGGGAACGTCAAGCTGCTGCACTGCAAGGCGCATGGCAACACGCTCGGAAGCGGCGCGACCGGATTCGACATCACCAACACCCCAACGACCGGCGGCAACCTGAACGTCACCGTCGAGGGCGGCGAATCGTATGGCAACTGGTCCGGGATCGAACTGCATGGCAGTCAGAAGAACGTCTCCATCCGCGGACTCTGGGTCTACAGCAACCTGCACACCGGGATGTACCTGCTCAACGACTCCACAAGCTACGCCAAGGCGAACATCATCGTGTCCGACTGCATCGTTTATAGCAATGGCGGGAAGGGGATCTACGTCGACGGGATCTCCGGCGGCGCAATCGACGGCGTCCTGGTGAAGGGCTGCATCGCCTACAGCAACGGGGACGTCGGGATCTACACCGGGAATTACACCACGCACACCAGCGTGCTCGGCTGTAGGGCCTATTCGAACACGACTGCGGACTACAACTACGGAACTGGGGTAACTCAGGCAAACAATTTGTAAGGAGGATCTAACCATGAGCGGAATAACAACCTACGAGGAAAACAGGCTACTGGACATCATGCTGGGGAACGGGACGCCGGCCACGGTCTACGTCGGATTATGCACCGGCGTGGCCGCGAACGGGACGATCACCGGAGAGCCGTCCGGAAACAATTATGCCAGGATCGCGCTGACAAACAATGCGACCAATTTCCCGGCCGCGTCCGCGGGGAGCAAAAGCAATGGCACGCAGATCAACTTCAACGTGCCGAGCGGGTCCTGGGGCACGTTGACCACGTTCTTCGTGAGTGATTCGTCCAGCGGCAACACCAACACCAAGGAGTATTGCACGATCACGACCATCACGCCTGGTAACGGAGACACGGTCAAGATCGTCATCGGCGGGACGGCGTTCACTCTGGGCTGATCCGATGGCCTACGTCCTGCAGTCCAGCCCGGTAGTGGTCTCCAAGTCGTTTCCGTACTCGGAACTCGGGCACCTGCAGGTATACACCATCACCCAGACCTTCAATCTTGATGGCTCCTGGAGCGTGGCGGATAATCGCGGGCGGAAGGTGCCCGTCCCCATGCCATCGATCGCCGGAGTCACGGGTATAGCGGCGACCATCTATCAGGACACAGGCGCGCAACTGGTCAAGCAGGTCTATTCCAAGGGCAGTTATTCGCTCACACTCATCCACGATTTCTCGGCAAGGACCGACGGCGGGGCGAAGATCTCCGTGATCGGCAATCTCCCGTCGGCCACAACCCTGCAGTTCCAGTTCGGGGCGTCAGTCTCCTTGGCGCAGATCGCCGCCAGGGTCGGTGACGGATACGTTGGAATGGATGGCAACTTCTACGGTCTGGGCTTCGACTGGTCCGACCTGACACCGGCGCAGATCGCATCGCTGAAACCGACCTGCGTCAATGGCCTCTTGTCGTTGACGGTCCCGGCTCAGTTCGAGATCGATCCGGCCACGGTCGGGACCGGCACAGGTACCGCCTGGGCGATGCCATCGAACCAATGCGTGCCTGTATGGATAGCCGCAACGAACCTGTGGTGGATGATTTACTGCGACGGAACCAACGTGGTCTATCAATCGTGCGCCACGCTCACCGGGACCTGGGCGACCAAGGCGACGGTCCTCGCCCTCGCCACCATCAATTATGCTGTCTGTTCTGACGGGACGTACATTCACATCGCCTATCAGACCGGGGCGACGATCCATTATATCCAATGCACCCCGACGAGCGGCGGGTCCATAGGTGCCGGGACGGACCGGACCATTGTCGCATCGGGAGCTGTCGCTTGCTATCCGACGGTCTGCGTGACCACCGACTCATACGTCGCTATCGGTTATGCGATCACCTCCAATTATCCGAGGGTCATCAAGAACTCCAACCTGAACAGTAATTCCGCATGGGTCAACGCCAGCGGGTTCCCGGCGACCATCACCTCAACGGCCATGTATGCTCCGGTCGTAGCTCCCGCGCCGAGCGGAGCGGTCAACGTAGTTTATGCGACCTCATCGGTCATGTATTTCAGGACCGTATCATCGACGGGGACGGTGGGCGGTCAGGAAACGGCTTCATTATCGACGGTCGCAAACATAGTCGCCGGTGCGAACGCCATCGGCCTGTTCGTGGATTCGAGCGGCAAGACCACCATCGTCTATTGCGACACCAGCTACAACGTCAAGACACGCAATAGGTCGTCCGGCGGTACATGGGACGGCTCCGAGGTCACTCATCAGACCATGTCGGCAATATGTACCATTGGTATACAGCAGGACACGGCGACCGGGAACATTTACCTCTTTTGGGACGATATAGCGAACTCCTACGTCCGTTATGATTGGTTCAATGGAACGTCGTGGGCGGGAGCGGCGACCCTCTCGAACGAATCCAGCGACGGGGGGCTAAATGCGTTCGCCATCGGTGGCCCGCTTACCTCCCAAAACGGACAGGTCGCGGTCTGCTACATGACCAAGGCCACATCGCCGTACAACATCAAGGTCGCCGGGCTCGCCCTCACCACGACCTGGGCCATTACGGGCACGGTCGCCATCTCCGCATCGGTCAGCGCGACCGTCCTGGACAATGCGAACTGGATAGTTGCCGGCACGGTTGCTATCGCTGCCAGCGTCTCCGCGACCGTTGTCGACACTCACAATTACGTGCTGACACCGGTCATCGCCGTCGCGGCGTCCGTTTCCGCGACCGTCCTGGACAATGCTAACTGGATAGTTGCCGGCACGGTTGCTATCGCTGCCAGCGTCTCCGCGACGGTCATCGATACCGCCCCCGGTGCGGTGCAGCACCCGACCCTCGACCTGCACGGCGGCATCAAGCTCCTGAACCACCTCGAGGAGGACGCGCTCTTCCTGATCACCAATTCTGGACCTGTTCCCGGTACGGTCCATCTCTCGGCCGGGGCTAATATCCACTTCGACAATCTCCCCGGCGCCGGCTTCGATCCGAACGCGAACATCATACTGATCATCGACGGGACGTCCGGCGAGCCGTGTACGATCGACAGCGCGTCGGCGACACCGGCGAACGCCTGGACCATGCCGGGGAGTGCGGCGAGCGTAACGGCGACGTACTGCACGTTCACGAACTGCCAGTACACGCTGCTCCCGACCACCTGGTCCCTCGGGCGTTGCACGTTCAACTGGATCGCCTCGGTCGCTCCGGTCGCGTCGTTCACCGCCGACCTGACAACGCTGCAGAGCCCCAACCAGACCACGTTCACTGACACGAGCTCAGGAGCGCCGACTGTTTTCTTGTGGAACTTCGGAGACGGCAGGATCTCAACCGATCAGAACCCGGTCCATCAATGGAACCGGCCGGGCACGTTCTATCCCACATTAAAGGTCACCAACGGGTCCGGAAGTAGCACCTCTGCGCCGCTTATGGTCACAGTCACAAACCCCCAGGTCAACATGGCCATGACCATCGGCGGAACGGACATCACGCCGCAGTACCAGACCAACTCGCTGAGCATAACCGGGGCCATCGGCATGCGCAAGACTGGATCCTTGACACTGCACAACAAGAATACGTTCCGCCCGGCTACCGGCGCCCCGGTGATCATCACCGACTCGAACACCGCCAATAGGATCTTCGGCGGCCTGATATGGGACTACTCTGAATACAATCAGGAGCTCAACACGGACACGTGGTTCGACGTGAACATGACGTCGTTCGACGGTCTTGCCGATCGACACCAGGTCAATGAGATCTACAATACGCCGCAGACCGCCGACCTCATCATCAAGGACCTGGTCGCCAAATACTTGGTCGCGGAGGGCGTGACGACGGTCAACGTCGAGGTCGGCCCGGTGATCGATTCAGCGTTCTGGGCGATGGTGAGCTGCGCGAGCTGCTTCGACGATCTGTGCAACGGCAACGGGTTCAGCTGGTACATCGATGACTACAAGGACCTGCACTACTACAACACCGCCTCGCTCACCTGTCCAGTATCTTTGACGGATACGAGCAACAACTACCGCGCGCTGACGGTCAAGCGGAGCATGGCCGACTACATCAACGCGGAGTGGATCCAGGGCGCGGACGCGGTCAGCGACCCCCATCCGGAGACCTTCATCGGCAACGGACAGATTACAACGTTCACGCTGTCGAAGGCCTGCGTGGCCGTGCCGACGGTCACGCTCAATGGAGTATCGCAGACGGTCGGCATATCCCAGGTGGATGTCGGCAAACAGTGGTACTGGTCTTCGGGCAGTCAGGCCATCACCCAGGACCAGTCGGGGACCCCGATCGGCGCGAGCGATGTGCTGGTGATCAACTACTCCTTCGCCTATCCCAACCTGGAGTACGCCGACAACCCGGCCGAGATCTCCAATCGGGCCGCCGTCGAGGGCACGACAGGACGCTACGAGGCGTTCAAGTCGATCTCGTCGTTGATCAGTCCGACCCAGAACCTGGCCTACGGCGCGGCCGACATAGCCAAGTTCGGGCGGGTGTCGGAGGTTGTCACCTACGAGAGCGACAACCCTACCATCCAGGCCGGGCAGGTGCAGAGCGCGGAGATCATCAAGAAGGGATTGTCCGGAAGCTACCTGATCACCTCGGTCACGGTCGCCGAGGTCGACAAGGCGATACTGAGGCGGACGGTGACAGCCCAGGGCGGGCAATTCCTGAGTCAATGGGTGAACTACTTCAGATCGTTGGCAAGCAAGAGCTCGAAGCCGGTCTCAATCGGCTCCGGAAGTGTCCTGCTCCTGGCAGTGCAGGGCAAGGAGACACTCGTGTTCAGCGACAGCATCACGGTGGCGCAGGGACCGAACGTGAACGCGCTGGGGACCGGAGTCCTCGGATTCTTTTCGATAGGGTGAATGAATGGACAATCACATCGTACGACTGGACAGCTCGACATTGGTGTTCGACTGCAATTGCATCATCGAGGAGCATGAAGCAGCGACGGGCCGATTGATCAGTAGGGAGGCAGTGCACAACAAGATCACCGACGTCGGGATCACCGCCATCCTCAATGGACAGTTCCCGCCGGCGTACTTCGGTGTCGGCTCCGGGACCGGCGCCCCGTCCGGAGGAGATCTCGTCCTGGGGACGGAACGCTTCCGCGCTGTGGTGACCCAGGTGAGCGTGCTCGGGCCGACGATGACGCTGAAGTTCTACCTCGACGTCAACTCGGGCAATGGGAACACGCTGACCGAGGCGGGCCTGTTCGGCCAGTCAAGCGGAGGGCCGATGTTCGCCCGGATCACCTACGCGGCCAAGGTCAAGACGTCGGCGAGCACGGTGACCTACACGTGGTTGGTCAATGGAGCCTCGACCTAAGGAGATGAAACAATGGCATTCACACCATCGCACACAACGTTCTCTTGGGCAAATGGCGACGTACCAGTCGCCGGAACGCATGGAACAAAGGGACAGAACAACCTGGAGCAGCAGTACAATGACATGTACAATGATCTACCGGCATGGCTGACGGCGACCGGTCTGGTCATCAACTCCAAGACCATCGTGAACCCGGCCGGATACGTCTGCGCTCCGCTCAACGTCGGGGCGTCGGTCTATCCGACCGCCAACCCGATCAACGTGCCCTATGGAACTACGTACATCGTTCCATTCGACGGGGAGCACTTCGATCCGAACGGCAACTACAACAACTCCGGCACCGGGACGCCGTATAGCTTCAATGCCCCGGTCGCCGGGAAGTACCGTGTTTCCGGGCAGGTGACATGCAACGCCGTCGCGGCGACGAGTTTCACGGTGCAGATATTAGTTAACGGGACCGCCGTCAGATTGTGCGGATCGGCAACCAACCCGAACTATCCTATCTGTCTCCCGTTCACGGCGATACTGCCATTGGCTGCGGGCGACAAGGTCCAGATCGCCTGTACTTGTGTCAACAATGTATCGCTATCGACCGGGTTCGGATTGACGACCTGGGCGGACTTCGAGCTGGTACAAGCGAATTAGAAAAGGGAAAGGGGTTTGGAGCGTCGCCGTCACATATGGCTGGCGGTTATGCTCCAGGACCCGACGCCGGTGACGGCGAGATAGTATGTCCCGGTGGTTAGGATACCTTGCGACTTGGCGCCGCTGTACGAGCCGATCTCATTCGCCAAGAGCCCGATCATATTCCCATTCGCATCATAGAGCCAAACGGCGAAGTTCGAGGTTCCGTTGTAGGTCATGTCGAACTTGATCGCCCCGCTTGTCAGAGTGAATGCCGAAGTGACGTTGTCGGTGGTCCCGGTGAACGTCTGCGGCAGTCCTGGACCGGTGGTCGGCTTGGTGTTCACTATCGTCGCCGTCCAGTTGCCATTGGAGGTTATGTCGAGATAGTAGCTCCCCGGTACAGATCCGAAGATCGACGGATCGGTCACGCCCTGGAGCTTGCTTCCGGTGTAGGGGCCGATCGTGTTGGCCAGCAGCGCGGTCTTGTTGCCGTGTGAATTGTCCAGCCAAACCGCGAAGTTCGCGGACCCGTCATTGCTCAGGGTGAAGATCGCATCGCCGGCGGTTAGGTTGAACGACTTCGTGACATTGTCGCCATTGCCGCTTAGCTTGATCATATTCGATACGACCGGTGTTACCGGAGTCACCGTCTTGTTGACGGTCTTGTTGACCGTGGGCGTGATCGGCGTCGTCACGACCGGCTGGGTGCTGTTGGCCCCTTGGTTGTTGGCATTGTTGTTACTACTATTGCCGGTGTTGTTGAAAGCGCCAATCCCCATTGTGAATGCCGCGACGGCGAACATAGCAATAATGAAGATCACTACAAGGATTATCTTCTCAGTCTTGTCAAAATGAACCATTAATTTCCCCCTGAGAATGCAGGGGCGTGTCCGATAATTAAAGTTTTATCGGACGTCCGATAGAATTCAATATTTGAGTTTAGTGTCAAAGTATTCGGCGCCGAATAACCCGAGTACTTTCGGACTACTCTCCCCGCAACGGATAAGACCCCACCGAAGCTTCGTTAGGCGAGGGGTTAAAATGGAGAACGTAAACAAGTTCGAGATATGCTGCACCTTGCCGTCATGGGCGACGGCTGCACAGGTGAGAGAAATAGACAAGATCATGACCTGGGCCGCCAAGGACGCTATCGCCGTGCTGGCGGCTCGACCTCCGCCGAGATCTCGATAGCGTGGCCTGTGATTTTCTTTTGTTGCCAAGAAACCTCCTTGCGGACGGCGCATTTGATAAGATCCGCTCGGTCGGTATATTCGGTCTTCTCGGATGCGATAAGAGCGTCAATATCTTCAATGATGGTCTTGGGCAATCTTATCGTAGTAACTACGCTACTCTTTGAAGGAGGGATTTTTGACATGCTAACAGTATTACACTAATCTATTCGATATTAATAAATTGTATCCCAAAAAATCCTATTCGATAATAACCGTATTCTCCTTATCTTAGTTATTAAATAGTTTAACTGTATTCTCCTTATCATGGAAAAGGTAGCGACCTCGGTTAAGCTGCATCCGGAGATCATCCGCAGACTCGATGCTGATGTGAAGGCCAAGAAATACACTGGCCGCACCGATGCAATTACCGAGATCCTACGCAAGCACTATGGAATTGGCGAGCTAGTCGCCCTGCCCCGGAAAAAGCGGAGTGATGCTCGCCAATGATTTCCCCAGACCCCTGGCAGGCCCCATCCGACAGTGCATCCGGATACTGCCAGGCTCCATCTGAACCTTCGCCGGGCGAGGCAACATCGGCCCTTTCGACACCTTCGGGGCCGAGCTCCTCCCCCGTCCGGAATGGGCTTTCTTCTCAACTATACTGCGACGCTGGCCTGTACCTTGGCCAGTGCCGTTCCTGTACGTGCCCGACGTGCATCAATTCCCTCTCACACAAGTCACAACGCTAAACCCTTTCTGGACGGTAGTAAAAATGGAAGACACGACTAGCAACACCGACACGGCGATCGCCAAGGCCATCACCGAACTGGCTAATGCAGTATGGGCAAGCACGGACCGAACGACACGCTCGAGGCTCACGGTAATGACGCCCTCGACCGGCGGGGAACTGTCCCTCGAGTGGGATCCCAAGATGAGCGACGAGGACTTCGCCGCCTACCTGAGCAGAGAGCTCAAGCGGCGGGAGATGGCGCTCAAGGGATGCCAGGCGCAGAACATGGAGAACAACATCGGCGTCAAGGCGGCGAAGTAGATGGTCAGAGAGATCCGTCTTTCTGCAGGTAGAAAAACTTTGGTTGATGACTTTTTGTTCGACCGACTTTCAGTATTTTTATGGCAATCTAAAGGGAGTGGAACATCTAGAGATGCAGTATATGCGGCCAGAAGTGACCGATCCACCGATAAACATAATAAAACTGTTTTGATGCACCGAGAAATTTGGGAGATGGTCAATGGGGCAATCCCTGTCGGGATGGAAATCGATCACATAAATAGAGATAAACTAGACAATCGCTTAGAAAATCTAAGAGTCTGCACACGTAGCCAGAACACAATGAATCGAATAAAACTAGAATCAAAATCATCTAGATTCAAGGGCGTTGTGTTTAGACCTTCTCGTGGGAAATATGAGGCCAAAATAAGAAAAAATGGAGAGGAAATATACCTCGGGATATTCAAGTCTGAAATAGACGCAGCCCAAGCCTATGATGCAAAGGCAGTAGAGTTGTTTGGTGAATTTGCCAAACTCAATTTTGAGGAGGCGGCCTAGATGGATGAATCTTCTAACAAATCCATCATAGTCCCCTCTCACATGAAGAAGCTCTACGAGAGCGCCATGAAGCTCTATGACGAGGCGCAGGCATTGGAGATCGTGCGCAACATCTGCGACAACGTATCAGGCTTTGATGATGACTCGCTGGCGACAATGGACGCCGAGGAGCAGAAGCGACGGTTTGCCGCCGATCAAATGACTGACGCAATGAATCTTGAATGCGTACCCTGCTCGATCAAGGTAGACAGGTATGGGCTCGTGCACCGTCACGTGCTCAACATCTCGGAGCTCAAGAACGGGGCCTGCAACACGTGCAAGACGCCGATCGTGCTCGAATGGAGGATGGTCTGATGTCCACTTCGGTCTGGTGGTATCGCCTGATCTCCAGCATCGTGATCGTCACCGCCGCCGTGGGATTCGTCCTCGAGTGGATAGCGGGGAAGGTGGGCTGATGTGCAATTTCTGGTCATGCCTTCTAACGAAGGACGGCAAGGTCCTCTGGGACAAGGACATCAAGTCGCACGAGGACCTGATCGAGAGGTTCGGCCTCGAGGACAAGCAGCTCAAGGACCGATCGTTCGTCCGGATCGAGATCACGCCAAGGGGAGACATCCTCAGCAAGAAGAGAGGGGATTGGTCCTACAAGGTGGACGAGCCCGGCACGGTCCCGGACTGGTATCAGAACGACCCGATGGCCCAAGAGAAGATCGTCTGGGCCGAGTGGCAGCAGATGATCGTCCAGATGCATCAGAGCATCACAGATGCCGGAGTTCATCTGGAGCGATTTGAGAAGACCTTGGAGCGCTTAAAGAAGGTCAACCTTAAGGAAGCTCAGGTCAACCGGTCGACAGTCCGCGCCGCGCTCGGCGAGCATGTCAAGCGATTGACCGCTACGGATCCTCAGCACCGCGTACTTGAGATCACAGAGGTTCAATTCCACACGCTCAAGGAATGGGACCAGCTCTGGGGCCAGCTCAGGGACCAGCTCTGGGGCCAGCTCTGGGGCCAGCTCAGGGGCCAGCTCAGGGGCCAGCTCAGGGGCCAGCTCTGGGACCAGCTCTGGGGCCAGCTCAGGGGCCAGCTCTGGGACCAGCTCAGGGACCAGCTCAGGGACCAGCTCTGGGACCAGCTCAGGGACCAGCTCTGGGACCAGCTCAGGGGCCAGCTCAGGGACCAGCTCTGGGACCAGCTCAGGGACCAGCTCTGGGACCAGCTCTGGGGCCAGCTCTGGGACCAGCTCTGGGACCAGCTCAGGGGCCAGCTCTGGGACCAG